CTGGCTCTACCTACCAGTTCTTCCTGTCCGGCACCTCGACCCCCGCGAACGTCTACCAGGACGGTGCGCTGACGACGCCGTTCCCTATCACCGGGTTCGTGGCCGCCGACAGCTTCGGCCGGTTCCCGCCGATCTATCTCGACACCTCCGTCATCTACCGGGTACAGTTCTACGACAGCACCAACACGCTGCGGTGGACGGTGGACCCGTACACGCCACTCCTCTCTACCGTCGGGACCTCGGCGCTCAGCGCGTTCGGGTTCCAGATCGCGACGACGGGCGAGTTAACGCTCGACGCGCCGAACACGGGCGGGTCCGGGGTCACGCTGACGCTGAAGGCGGGCGTGCTCGGCAGCGCGGCGCTGCGGCTGATCGGCACCATCCCCGGCAACTCCGCGCTGATCGTGAACAGCTCGGCAACTACCGGCGCGCAGACGGCGACCTTCGCCGCAACGAACAAGCCTGGGACCGCGACCAGCGCGCCCGCGGGCTGGCTGCCGATCACCTGCGACGGCGTCCAGTACTACACGCCGATCTGGCACGGTAACCCGTTCTCGCCGTACGTGTCGAGCCCGACCGCGGTCGGCGAGATCATCAACGCGAACTCTGTCAACTTCGGCGGCAACGGCGTCACCACCGCGACCAACGGCTCGGCCACGCCCGGCAACTGGTTTACGCCCGCGTCGGCCAACATCGGCGCCAGCTACTACATCAACATCTCGAAGAACAGCGGCCTGTCGGGCGTCGACTACATAGTAGACACGAACACCCTCGCCACCGTGGCGCCGAGCGGCGCCGCGTACGTGGGCGGGAACCTGACCGCAAACTTCACCGGCAACACCGGCAGCAACTACACGATCGTGCTGACCACGGGCCAGGTCATCAACGGGTGTACGTTCACGAACGGGGCCACGGCGTTCACCACGCCGAGCACCTCGATCACCGGGACGCCGTTCACTACCCTGACCGTGACGATACAGGGGGTGTGGGTCAACATCACCGCGACCGGGCTCACCGTCACCACCAACGCCGGCTCTACGATCCTCGGCACGTACCAGCTCTCGACAAGCTCCACCGGGTCGCCGGTCGTCGCCAGCGGGACCATCATCCTGGGCGGGAACCTGGGCATCCAGAGCCCCACCTACAACGGCGCGGCGAACCTTGTCCTTGCCGGCAACGGCACCGCGACCCTCAACGGCTTAAGCGCCCCGAGCTGGTACACGCCGACGACGGCGACAGAGGGCGGCGGCTACTACATCTACATCACGCCGACCGGCGGCACCGCCGGATACTCGTTCAGCGCCGCGAACGGGGTGTGGACTAACATCACGAGCGGCGGGCTGACCATCGGCATCAGCGGCCCGGTCGGCCAGAACTACTTCGTCGCCGGGACCTACATCATAGCGAGCGACCCGGCCGGGGTGAACCGTCTCGGCACCGGTAGCGTCACGCTGACGGGCGGCACCGACGTGCAGTCGAACAACTACAGCGGCACGACCCCGCTGAACCTCGCGGGCAACGGCGCCGCGACGCTGAACGGCGTCAGCGCCGCGAGCTGGTACTCGCCCAACACGGCGAATACAGGGTCCGGGTACTGGGTCAACGTCACCCGCACGAGCGGCACCGCGGGCGTGAACTTCTCGGCGGCGCAAGGGTCGTGGACGAACATCACGAACTCCGGGCTCACGATCGGGATGTCGGGCTACACGGGCGACGTCGGCACCATCACCATAGCCGGCACCTACCAGATCTCCTCAAGCTCCAGCGGCACGCCCGTGCTCGGGAGCGGGACGATATCGCTGAGCGTGAACGCCGGGACGGTGGTCCACGTCTACACGACCGCGGTGGTGAACGCGACCGAGACGATACCGACCAACACGACGAACGTGAGCTGCGAGGTGTGGGGCTCGGGCGGCGGCGGAGGCTGCTTCCACGTCGCTACCGGAGGAGGCAACAACGCGGGCGGCAACGGCGGCGCGGGCGGGTTCTCGTACAGCGTCTACACCGCGGCCGCGCTCGGCGGCGCCGGCAGGACCTTCAAGTATACCGTCACCGCGGGCGGCGCGGGCGGCGCGTCTATCGGGGTATCCGGCACCGCCGGCACCGCCGGCTCGGTAACCGCCGGCACCGTCACCGGGTTCACGGCGATGACCGGCAACGGCGGCAACGGCGGCACCGCCGCTACCTCTGGCTCGTTCGGCTCATCCGGCACGGGCGGTACGGCGTCGGGCGGCAACACCACGAACACGACCGGCGGCACCGGCAGCACGACCGGCACCAGCGGCAGCATAACCGGGGACGGTAGCCCGTACGGAGGCGGCGGCCAGGGCGGCAGCAGCGCCGGAGGGTCTCATGGTACCGGCGGCGCGGCCGTGTTCTTCTACTCATAAAAAACGGGGCGCCGAAGCGCCCCGAACTCTCCTCACCCTCACCGCTCAACTAGGTAGGTGCGCGTGCCCGCTCAGGGACACGCGCAGATTCCTCACTGGCGCGACGCCGGTCAGCTGCACCAGCTGGATCTCAACACCCCACTTCCAGCCGCGCTTCCGGCACTCCGCGGTCAGCGCGTCGACGGTGTTACCGTGAATGATATCCATCCACGTCATGTTACTCAGCGTCGCGCCGATGATGCCGGCGCAGCTGTCTGCGATGGCGTCCTTCAGGTCGAACACATCGAGTAGCGCCTTCTGCACGTCGTGTATCCGGTACGTGATCACCGCGTCGAACCCGATAGCTTTCCCGTCGACCGTCGTCGTCGCGAGACCGGTTAGCCGCTCCGTGCGCGGTACCACGTTCTCAGTGTCGATCCTGTCCGCGAAGGGTATCTTCCAGTACCAGCCCCCGCCTTCGAGGACACGCAGCAGCCGCCCCATGCGCAGCTGAACGCCACCGTTGTACGGGGGGACGATCTCTACCGGGATCAGCTCGCTCCAGATCTCTCGAAGAATATCTATCAGTTTGTCGAACATAGGCTACTCCCGGTTGAGGATGATCGTAGTATCAGGGATCTGGATCTCCAGAGACGCTACCTTCTCCTCGCGCTCTATGGTCAGCTCCAGCTCCGCACCGATCCGCCACATAGCTTCCGCGAGCACGTACACCTTCTCGATGCCCGTGATCTTCGCCACATCCGGCGGCACCATCTCGAACACCTTCCCATCGACCGCGGCCTCAAGCATGTGCCGCGCGCCGCTGCCGAGCTGGTCCGTGCTCTTGCCGCGGTTCCAGTTGATGTCCGCCGGTTCGCGGTCAGGGTTATAGCGCACGTTGTTCACGACGCAGACCTTCGTCACCTCGCGGTGCGCCTTCGGGAAGTAGCCCGTGAGATACTTCCAGATCGGCAGCATCTTACGGAGCTTGTCGTTATCCGGGAACAGGCTCATACGCTATCCTTGAGGTTTGGCCGGATCGCATCGCTGATCGCATCGATCACGCTCCGAGAAGTGACGCGGTGCGCGAACCCTTCCTCGTACTCCCAAAACTTAAACCCCTGCAGCAGGCCGACGAACGCTTCGAGCTTAGCGCCTTTCGACGTCTGCCAGTTAGGAAGGAACACGATCCCCTGGATGCCAGTGTCGGCGAGCAACTTCACGTCGCGCGCGAGGAAGTCTCCCCAGGTCTTTTTGCTATCGATGGTGCGCATGTCACCGTCCGGTGATGCTAACGCAGCGTCCTTATCCTCGGAGGTATCGATCTCCGCGGGCGAGACGACATAAAAGCCGGCAGCGCGCAGCTGATCGGCCGCAGCGAAGAACGCCGGGAAGTTGAACTGCGGAAGACCGCTCATGGGTCCGGCCAAATAGATCTTAATCATTTCAAGTTACTCCATGCTGCAGTGATGCCGGGTGTTCGCCGGGAGAATAAATTCGGTCTTCACGCACTCCTCCATCGAGGCGTACACCTCACGGTGTATCACCTGCGAGTGGTGCGGGTGTATGACCCACCACACCAGTAGCCACTTCATGGTCATCTCCTTTTGATCCACAGGTTGTAGAACCCGAACGCCCACGCGCCTGTGTAGATGAAGCACGTCGCCAGCACAGGCCACTGGTGGTTCGCTATCGTCGTCCAGAACCAGAACGGCTGCGAGACCAGACCGACGACCGGCGCCGCCTTACGCCACTGAGTGTTGGCCAGGATAACCGCGGTCGGCCCCAGCACAAGTGTCGCCAGCTGCGCTATGAGGTCGCTCACCCGTACTTCCTCCGCAGGTAGTCCATCGAGAGCGGCATGATGTCGTAGGTGCCGTCCCCGCGCACCTCGTTCAGTACCACGATCCCGCGCCACTCGCCGTTCGACTGCACGTCACGGTACTTCTCGTCGTGCAGGTAGAAGCTGCCGGCGACGAGCCCGTGCCGCACCAGCTTCCCCGGGTACTGCTGGCAACCGTACAGGAACCCCTGCTGGTGCCCCTGCACGAAGCTCTGCCCGATCTTGTTCAGGCGGTTCGGGATCGTGCCGCCGACGGGGCGCCCGGAGAGCGTGTTGCTGAAGTAGTGCGAGTACCAGATACCGTCGATCGGGACGATCTCGAGGAACTCGTGCCGCTCGAAGCCGGGCGTCAGCATGTCGTCGCGCGTCAGCATACCCTCAAGCTTCGGCTCCTCGTTGACGGCGCGGTCGACACGGTACTCGTGGTTGCCGAACGTGAACACCTTCCGCGGGTTCCACTTCTTGTACTTGCGGCGCGCCTGCTCCCGCTCCATCGGACCGACCAGCGTAGCGAACGCCTCGTTACCGATCTCGATATCCTCCTTGAACCGCGCGCCCTCGGTCTCCTTCGACCCGGGGAGCGCGTGCTTCGAGCACGACGGCATGTCCCACCAGTCGCCGATCACGACCACCACGTCCGGCATGTAGTCGACGATAGCCTCGGCCGCCCACTTAATGTGGTCGAGCGGTACCCCGGGCCGGACCTGCGTGTCCGGGATGATCAGGTGCCTTCGTGCTTTCGATGTGCTCACTGTCTGCTCCTCGCGCGTGCGCGCTTGAATGCCTGCTCTACCGTTATCTTCCTGAAGTTGCTGTCTACGCAGTCGCGGTCGACGGTGCCCTTAGCTATCGCGTACCATACACGGGCCACGCACTTTTTACCAGCCTGGGCCTGCCTCGTAGCGCCAACCCGGTCACACATCTGCGTCCACAGCTCCGCGTTCCAGGTGTAGCTGTAGTGCAGGATGTCCCGGCACGGCTCGTGCAGGTTCAGCCCGAACGCGCTCTGCTCTTGCAGCAGCATAACACGAAACTTCTTGGCGTTCCAGTCCAGCTCGTCCTGCTTCCCGCGGTAGACCCTGGCGGCAATCTTCCGCTTCTTGAGGTGCTCCAGGATCCGGGGCGGGTCGGTCCGCCACCAGTAGCTCACGAGCAGAGACTCCGGCTCTATCTGGTCGAGCACGTCGTCCAGCGCCTCTAGCCGGCACTCGTGGACCGCGTGCGCGGTGTCGGTCTCGGTGTCGATAATGCTGCCCGAGCACATCTGCAGCAGCTTAGAAGACTTGATCGCAGCGGTGCCCGCCGTAATCTGCGCGTCATCGACCTCCACAAAGAACTCTTTTTCCATGCGCTTGTACTGCGCGCGGACCGCTGGGGGCAGCTCGAACTCGACGGCCAGCTCCTGCGGCTTGGTGATGTCGAGCCAGTCTTCGGCTCTATACGCAACCAAAACATCTTTCACCGCCTCCTGAATCGCCTCCGCTGCGCCGTTCTGTAGGACAATTTTCCGTGTGTACCGATTCTCCATAAGGTATGCCTCGGAGAACGCGGTATAGCTCCTCTTCAAGCGCTCGCCGAAATCGATGAAGTACATCTGGCCCCAAAGATCCTGCAGCCCATTCGGAACTGGCGTCCCAGTTAAGTTCCACCAGCGCCCCGTAAATTGTGCGATATCCGACAGCGCTGTCGCTCGCACCGTCCCCTTGTTTAATCGGAATCCTTTCAATCTCGAACACTCGTCCGCTATTACTATCTTGAACGGCCATCTCTCCTGCGGCCAGAGCGTCACCAGCCACGGCACTAGCTCGTAGTTGATGATATAGATGTCGGCCGTTGGCTTGCGCAAGATCTGCAATCGCTCTTGCAAAGAACCCGTAATCTGCACTACGTTCAGGTGCTGAAAGCTTGACCATTTATCCTTCTCCCCTGACCAGACGACGTCCGCGACTCGTTTGGGTGCTAGGACCAGTGCCGGGAAGAACGACGACCCGATCAATTTGAGCATGTCCAGGGCCAAAAGGCTTGTCCCCGTTTTCCCCAGCCCAGGGTCCGCCACCAACATGGCACGTAGACGATCCACCAGGAACAAACCAGCCTCCGACTGATAGTCTCGGGGGCTGAAGGTGGGCAAAATTAAGGAGCTGAGTGATGTGTCGATCACAGCCTATCACCCATACGTCCATGCCACGCGCACGCCAGTAGCCGTGCCGCCGGAGTTGGTGGTCCTCCGGCTTGACGTCTTCCAGCCACTTCGTTTCGGCCAGGCAGTGGTACCCGTTCGGGAAGCTACAGATACGGTCCGGGTCACCACGCTCGCCTCCAACATGCTTCGCACACGCGCCACCGACAGCCTTAATGCGCAGTCGGAGATTCGTCTCGACTGTCCGTTCCCGTGCCATCGTTCGCTGCCTCCGCTGGTTTCTGGTCCGCGATCACTGCCCCCCGCACCGCGCGCCCGAAGACGCGGGATGCCTGCACCCACGCCATCGCCTCGTCGCTGTCGACGAAGGTCGCGCACCAGACACGACGGTCGTCGTCGGTACGGCCGTAGACCGCGTACATGGGTATCGTCGCCCCGCCCATCGGCATCAGCTGCGTCTCAGCCTGCAGCGTCTTGGGGAGCACCTGCGCGGTCTCCACCTCCGCCTTCAGCTCGTACTTCGTTTTTTCCACAGACTGTCTCCTGTTGTGATGAGTAATAGATCGCCGCGAGCAGCATGATCGCTACCGCGAACGTAAACAATTGCACGATCCCGAGGACGTGCTTCCGAAAACTGTCGTCCTCGTCGGTCACTGCGACACCTCCTGTTGGGCGGCGCGCTCTAGGTATCGGACCGCGTTCATCAAACCTGCGATACTGTCACCTAGCTTGCCTATGGCTCTATTGCATTCGCTACAGAGCCAACCACGAAATACACCAGACACGTGGCAATGATCTAAGTGTAGCGCCTGCTTGCTGCTCGGGGGCCTGCCACAACATTCGCACGTTGATGGGCATGGGTGCGTAGGGGTGGGCAATTTCAACTTCCGCCAGTTACGTACCCGCGCCTTCAATCTCGTTTTTTCTGGATTGGCTTTGCGGTAACGATCCTCCCTGTCCCGATATTTTGTGGGATTAGCCGCTCGTAGTGCACGCCGTTTTTCTGGTGTCTGTGTCATCCGCGTTTACCGTATCTTTGGTGGACCCAGGTGTCGGCAGCAATTGGTAGTCCCGTCATCCACGGTTCGCGGGCGGTCAGGACCGCGCGGAACCGCTCCTCGGGGTAGCTACCTTTGGGTATATCTAGGGCCGCCTCGTCGTGCACATGAAGGCTCAGCGCTGTCCTGGCGTACGGTTCTAGCGTCTGCAAATAGGTAACGATAGCTGGTACTGTAAGCGTGTCGTCGTGCAGTCGCAGCATCGCGGCCCGGAGCACGTCGTTGGCGGTCGCTTGGACTATGTTTTCAACGAAGAGGCCGGACCACGCGCGCTCGCGGCGCCAGCTACGCCCTCTGACGGTTAGGTAAGTAACGTATCGGCTCTTCCACGACCTGCCGCCGAGCGGATCCTCTACCTCTTCCTGCTTCAGGATCGGTGACGCGTAGAGCAGTCGTCGGCCGCCCGGTAATTGAATCACCAGGAACGACGCATTACACCAGACCTGGCACCGCGCCACGTTGTACACTGTACCATTCTTGTCGGCTACCGCCTCCAGGATCGCGGTGTTCAAGTCGTAGCGCATCTGGTTGATAGCGGGGTTAGCGGCGCGGTACGCCTGCTTGAGAACGTCGCACGCCATATACGTCGCGCGGTCCAGCTCGAAATCTTCGCCTGTCAGGAACGCACGCTCCCAGGCCTGGTTCGCTTTCTCCAGCTGCTCAGGCGTCGCCGTCGGCAGCACGATAGCGGCCAGCGGCTCTATGTCCATCTGATACGCGATGGTCATGTTGACCAGCGCGGCGACGCCGCCGCCGAACCCGAACGCAAGGATCGCTACCTTGCCCATCTGCCGCTCGGACTCGTTCACATCTGCTGGTGCTTTCCCAAGCATCTTGCCGGCGAGGATTCGGTACGGGTCGCGCGATTTGTCCTTGGGGTTGTCGAACAGCGCCTGGAAAGCGTCGAGCACGGCCGTCTCGCCAGCGAGCCAGGGCGTCACGACGCTCTCTATATTTTTGAAGTCGCCGACCATTAACTCGTTACCTGGAGCCGCGACAATCCCGTGGCGCAAAGCTATCGCGGTGGCCTCAAACGGGCCGCCGTAGACGAGCGGGTTGTTCAGTGCAGCGCCGGAGTAGATTCCTGGGATGATGATATCGTCAATAGTATTTGCTTTAACCGGCTCCAGCTCGATTCGTCCAGCTCTCGGGTGTCCCGGAGGGCGCCTTGTGGTGATAGACGGACGTGGAAGGTTGTGTGGTTGTAGCCCGCGTCCACTATGGCGGCCTGTACGGCCCGCACCAGACCAACGGGACCAGTGGCGGATGCGCGCTTCGGGGCCAACCAAAGCAAGTCCCCGCTTCCATTTACTACCAGCACTTTTTCCAGCTTCAAGCCGCTCTTCGAGAACAGTGCGAAGAATTGGGTCCAGGTCGTCACTTTCGAGCCAGTCACGTACGTCTCCTGCTTTCAGTGAATCTATGTCAATCCCATAACGATGTCGAATATAGGCAAGCAGCCGTTTTGCTTGCGTCGCTGAGCCTACCTGGTCCTCGGTGTTCGCGCGCATCACCTTACGCGACGCCTCGCGCGCTCTGTCGAGGAACTCGGAGGCGGCCTGCGCGAGCTTCACGTCGAACCCGAACCCGCGCTCGTTGACGAGCTGGTCCAGCATCCAGCTACGGAGGTTCACGCCCGCGTAGTTCACGGCCGGCATCCGGTTGAAGATCGCGCGCAGCGCCTCGGTGTCGCGGATGGCGTACGCGCAGAAGCGCGCCCACTCCTCAGGCTTGTCTTCCGGCTCGATGAACTCTCCGGTCGCCGGCTGCGGCACGCAGAACGTGTGGATCAGGCCCTTGTCTTCCGTCAGCTTACCTTCGTCCTCGGTCAGCATGCAGACCCTGCCGAGGGCCTCAAGCGAGCCGGGCAAACCGTGCGCGCTGGCCGCCGCCATCGTGCAGCGCCAGCGCGAGATCGGCGTCACTAGCCCGAGCGCGCGGGCGAGGATCAGCCGGTCGAAGGTAGCGTTGTGCGCGAGGATCAGAAACTCGGGATCATCGAGCGCGTCCTTCAGATCGCGCGGGCACGGCTCTTTGTACGGTAGCCAGATCTTCGCTGGCCCGGTGACGAACGCATACGTCACGATGCGGCACTCGGCCGCACGCGTGTAGCGGTCCGTCCCGACAGAGATGTCGAGACGGGACCGCGTCTCCGTGTCAAGGAAGAGGATCTTCAGCACTGAGTCTTCTTCCAGTTGTTGTAGGCGACGGTGGGGGTCAGCCCGAACCCGTGCCAGCCTTCACCGCTGCACACCCAGGTGTCGGTACCCGGAAGCTTACTGACCCTCGGCTTCGGTTTCGCCGTCGACAACCGGCGACGGTTGTATCGCCGATCCAGGAACTGAGGTGACGGTGGTGGGAGTAGTGAGTTTGGCATATGAGTTCAAAACCTCTTGGAACATGCGGTTCTTGGCGAGCATGCCCTGCTTCGAGTTTCGGATCTGGTCCATTCGGTCTGCGAGCGTGTAGAGACCCCGCTCTTGGAAGAATCGGCGCATGTTCTTCCGCTGCGTGCGCAAGTACCGCGCGAGCAGCTTGTTCACTATCGCGCCGACGGGCGCGTAGCCCATGCCGGCCCACGGCTTCGCTTGTTCCGTCATTCTCCTCTCCCCTGGAAGAACTCCGTTTTAGCCATGTACAGTTTCGCTAGAGGCTTCCGCTCAACAAAATATCGGAGCGCGTTAGTAAGTCTGCCATAGGTATCCGCAATCGCGCTCCACCCGCTCATGGCGTCCGATTCCAAAACATAGTCGCGGTAACGGATAGCGGCGGAGTCAGTGTCTGTGGTTGCCACTCCAGAACGAAACACTGTAACAAACTCAGCTAACCTAGAGCGGTCGCATGTGTACGACGCACGCGCGAGTAAGCCGGCCGGCACCGCCCCGAGCCCTTTGACACTCTTCGACGCTGAGCCGATACCGCATAGCTCGAAGGCCCAGTCAACAGCCTCCTGATGCGATTCGTACAGCCTCAGCGCTGCGTCGTAACTCAACCCGTCACCTTCCAACCCGGTCGCACTCTTAAGACCGCCTTTCTTAGTTGCAGCGAACCCGTACTCGCAGGTCTTGGCGATGGTCGCCTTCTTCTGCCCGAAATTATCGCCATAAAAATGAGCGATGTCGTTGATGGACCGGCTCTTACCCACATCCATTTTAGCTATTACGGACTCAGGAACATTACGCGCTACTAGCAATGAAAGCGTCTTCCCGCTAGCTATTACAGCGTGGAGGGTGTGCTGGCCGTTCCCGAGCGAGCCGTCGGCCATTATGCAGATGGCGTGCGGGATGGTCTCCCACGCGTCGTTCAACATGTCCATAGTGTATTTGTTCACAGCGTCTTTGCTTAGACGGCGATTTTTGTTCGACGGGTGTGAGAGTAGTGCTCTCGCCCTCTGCGGAGTTACCAATTCAACCGCCAAGCTCATTCCGTTTTTCAGTATCATGATTAAAACCCTCGATTTAAAAGTTAATGATCTGCCCATCTCCCGCACGGTGAGCGGACCCGGTCCGACTCATCACCACCGTGCGGGCGGGACTCGTTACAACCTCAGATCAGGCCAGCGCCGCCGGTCGGAGCCGCGGCACCTGCCGGAGCCTGATCAGCGTCTTGCGGGACCAATCCGAACTCACTGCCGCTCGCCACCGAGCTGCCGCGCAACCGCTCACCGTGCTTGTTGAACTGCACGCCGAGCACGCTGCAGCCCAAGCCGGGGCTGTTGCCGTACAAGTACGTGTAGAACTCCAGCAGCACGTTCGCGTAGCTGCCCTCGTACGGCCAGCACGGGTGGCTCGGCGTCAAGATGACCGGCGTGTTCCGGTTCGAGATGTTGACTCCGTTCTCCGTCACCAGGATCGTCGGCTGATCCTTGTTGCCGGCGCTGATGTACAGCATGCCAGCGTACGCGGGCTTCCCCGGACGGTACTGGTCGCCACGCTGCAGCGGGAAGCGCTGGTTGTTACCCTTGATCATGTCGAGGGTCTGCTGCGTCGTCTCTTTCCACTTAGCCTGCGCGACGCCGCGGATCAAGTTCTGCAGCTCGGGGAACTGCGGGTGGGACGGCGGGAAGACCGCGTCGATATGGAACTTCCCATCGGCCTTCCCGGTCGTCGTGTCGATCTTCGCGTCGCGCCCAACGTAGGGCTTCGTCAGCGACACGCGCAGAAGGCGCACGTTGTCCATCTTGATCTGACGATTTACAGTTACTTCTGACATTTTCAATCTCCTAGATTAAGCCCGGCTCTTGCGTCGGGATGAACTGGATCGGCGTTACCGCCTCCCCCTTGTGGTCTAGCGGCACGAGCCGGAGCTGTGGCTCTGACTGTGTCACCAGGTCTTTTAGGACTGCGTAGTCCTTCTTCATCAACTTCTCCGCCGTGGTCGGCGACACGATCTCACGCGGCTCGTATATCTTGTCGGGGTCGACTACCATCAGCATCGCGGCCTCAGCCTTCGCCTTGTCGACCCACACGCGCTTTCCCTTGTTGCCGTAGACCAGCTTCTGGCCGTCGACGATAACACCAAGCTTCGCGCGGCGCAGCGCCTCGGCACGGAAGTCCGTGATCGCCGCCTCGATCTCGTCAAGTTGCGCGTACACGACACCTAAGGACTTGTCGTCCAGCTCGTGGCGCTTCACCAGCGGCTCGAAGAGGCTCATGATCCGCCTCGCTCGGGCAACGCAGCGTCCGCGTACCGGGCAGTAGGTGCACTGCTCCTCGCCCGCGTTCAGGTGCTGCGCCGGCTCGAAGGGTACCGTCTCGTGGTAGATGTCGTACGCCAGCTTAGCGACGGGGCGCACCAGCGCCATGAACTGCTCCAGCTCTGCGCGCGTGTAGGTCCACTCGTCGTAGTGGTGCAGCTTCGGCTGGTGGATGACGAAACGGAACGCGTTGAAGTCGCCGACGAGACCGAACTCCAGCATCGCGGCGCAGAGGTAGATCAGGCCCTGGGTGTTGTCCTTCGCGTTGACGAGTAGGTACCCGTCCTTGTAGTCGTGTACAGATAGGACGCCCCTGTAGACGGTTTCATCGATGACCGCCCCACCATCCGGGTACAGCTTGATGATGTCGGAGTGCCCCTCCTGGTCCGGGACACCGAGCACGGGGGTGGTGTCGAGCCGGTGCTCGACGAGCATCTCGCCCGGCTCCCGGTTGATGACGTTGACGCAGGAGCGTACCCGGTCGAGGCGCTCCTCGTCGACCTTGAACGTGAAGCTGTCGAAGGTAAGTTCTTTACCTAGCCAGTCGTCTAAGTTAAGGGAAGGGTTCTCAAGCTGCCACTGCAGGAGCCAGTGCGAGCATGTCCCGCTCGCGGAGTGTTCCTTGTCGGGCTCGACCACGCCGCGCGACATGTAGAGCGCGCCGACGCAGCG